GCTGGAGGTGTTCCGGCCGACGGCGGGAGTGTTTTGTTTTCCATGTCTTTTCCCTTGCAGGTTGTGAGGGCTGTCTTACTGTGGATCGTGTATGCGCTCGGTCGTCGCTTCTTTCTTAGCGATATTTCCCCATATATTTTCGGGCGGTCGGGCTGGTGGTGAGGTTCATTACCTTGTCATGCAGTGCCTCTAGTGCATCCTGCGCAGTCGGGGCGTTCGCGATCCCGCTTTTTATTTTTCGCCATCCTTCGAGCGTCAGTCCGGCGGCGGATCCTTCGAGGTCCTTCACTTGTGCCCCGGATGCTTTGATCATGTTGTCGAGTGCCTGGCCTTGGAGGTTGCCCGGCTGCATCAGTCGGGTGAAGTTGTTGCGCTGGCGTGTTTCGAGCTTTTGCTCGTCTGCGAGGTTCGATTGTGATACCGCTGCCATGCCTTGTTCTTCGGTGGTGCGCGTTTGCTGGCGTTTCATCTCAACGTCTAAGTCGTTTTGCTCCTGCGCCATTTCCATGGATTTTTGTTGCTGAGCGCTCGCGATTCCACTGTCGATAGGATTACCGATTGTTGCAGATACACCACTCGGGGAGGAAGCGCTGCGGTCGTATGCGAGTGCGGGATTGAGCCCTGCGGCGGTGTAGTCTGCGACTGATCTCTGCACCGCGGTACTGGACATTCGCTCTTGGAAGTCATTCTGCGCCTGTACGTTTTGCGTGGTTTCGTGTTGTCCCCAGAGGTTGCCAGCGACGCTGGCGGCTCCGAGGATTAGCGGGATGGCGGCGCCCATTAGAAGCGACCCAGGGTGACCGGTGTTCCGTACGTTGGGATTGGTCGCACGGCGGTGCGCTTGTACATGATGTCAGCGATGTACTGTTGATTCGCTGCGAGAGTGCCGGCCGCGAGTATGCGCGACATTGGTGGATTTTCTGTGAGGAAGGCCGCGTTTAGTGCTGGTGGTGCGGTGAACAGCTGCGACAGGTGCCACGCGCCGAGTGTGCCGGTCGCGTAGGGGCGCATTACGCCGGTTATATCTGAGTATTTGGTGCGGTACTCTTGCCAGCGCTCTTGGTATCCGAAGACGACGATATCGAGACCGCCTCCGGCCATTTTGTGATAGAGCTCGTACATGAGGACCGCTTGTTCTCCGAGCGCTGCGAGGGTGGGCCAGTAGTAGTCAAAGCGCGTTTGGCGCTTCCACATTTTGTGAAGCCCTTGGCTGTAGCTGAGTTCTGTTTTCACGCTTAGCAGTGCGAGGATGTATCCGTGCTCCGTGGCGGCGTAGCTCGCGTGGTGTGTTCCCGCTGCGGTGCCAGCTCCGGCGAGTGTGCCGAGGCCAGCTCCTCCCAGGGCTGTTTGTGCGATCGGCGTGATGTTGAGTGGTGATTGCCCGCCGCCGATATATTCGGGGCGCTGGAGGCGGAAGTCTGGGCTCACGACTCCGAAGTGTGAGCGAATCAGTTCTGTGTAGCGGGTTCCGCCGCGAGCGTCGCGCTCGAGCAGCTCCTGCACGAGGAATGCTTGCCGGAGGATGTTGATTGCGACGCCCGCGCTTGCGCTGAGGTCCGCGTAGATGAGTGGCGCTCCGGTGTTGGTGGAGTGGATCACTCCTGCGGCGCTGCTGTAGTAGTCGTAGTTCGTTGTGCCTGCGGTTTCTTTTACGCTGTAGGGTCCGGCGGTGGTGCCGCCTGCGTAGGGCACGCCCAGTCCGACGATGGGCGCGAGGCCAGCGAGCGGCACGGTCGGGGCGGTGAATTTCTGCGGCCACGGTAGGCAGCTGGTGAAGTAGTCGTGGCTTTTTGCGCGTGGCATGATTGCGTAGTCGGTCAGCACGTCTGGCCCGTTGTCGGTGTGTATCGGGGTTGCGGGCATGACGTTTTCGTCGCGAAACCACTGGTTGTAGATGAGGTTGTAAGCTCGGAACGGGAGTGACGTCACGTAGTCGTACCCGCCGCCGACCGGCTGGCCTATGGCCGGGAGTCCGAAGTGGTCGCCCAGTGATCCCAGGGCGAATCCTCCGGGTTCTGTGGCCACTTGTGGTGTGGTGTAGGCGATGGTGTCGCCGGGCTGATCCTGTTCGCCCATCATTTTGACCCAGTTCGTCCAGAGCAGCCGCGAGGGTACGAAGAAGAAGTGGGTGTCGATGCGCTGTTGATCCATCATGGGATAGATCGCGGTGCTCATGCGCACGTAGGCGGTGACGTCGTACGTGAGGTGGTCGCCCGGTAGGACCTCGTCCACGAGGATCGGGTAGAGTTTTCCGGCGTCGAAGGCAGTTTTTCGTGTCCAGCTGTTCAAGAATTTTGAACGCGGCACTTTTGCCTTTTCGATCATGCTGCTGTCCTGCTGGCTCACGAGTCCGCGAGTGGGGAGTGTGTAGCTCATGGTTTAGCCCTCCTGTGGGAGTTGTGCTGCCTTCCACTGTTCGCCGGTGATGATGATCCGGCTTTCTGGTGTCACGTTGTGGTTTTCGTCGATGGTGCCGAGGCACTTGAGGATGTAGTCCTCGATGTGACGTTGCACGCTGCTTTCCGGGTGGTTTGCGACGTCGTTGAACCATCGTACGGCGGCGGCGTCCGCTTGGGCCATTACCATTAAGGGCCCCTGTATTTCTTGCGTCAGCGTGTCGATTATCGCGATGATGTTTTTCATTTTTTGTTCCTCTTTGATTAAAGGGAGTCAGCCGGTGAGCCCGGCTGTTTGGGCTCGCTGGATGAGCCCCTATATTTTTCGTTTTCCTGCTGCTATGGCTTGGTTTGTTATGCGTATTTGATTTTCTATGAGCAGCCTTTCTAGAGTGATTGGATTGTTTTTTTGTTGTTGTTTTTGTCTTTCCTTTATCTCGTTTTTTAGCTGCTCTTTTTGTTCATCTGTTGCTTGTGCTTGCCATGCGTTGTGTAGGAATCTTGGTACGGGCATTCGTGTCCCGTTGTTGATGGCGAATTGTCGCCAGCTTTGCACGAATTTTCGTGCGCCTCCGCCGATGCCTGGGCGTCGGCTCATTTGTAGGAACGGGGGCTGGTATGTGAATACCTCCCCCGTTTCTGCGTCGATCTGTTCGCCGACTTTGGCGAACGATCCTTTGTTTTTGCTGGTGTATCCAGCTACGTAGTTGACCCTCGCTGGGGTCACTGTTGTTGTTTCTGTTAGGCCCATTCCCCACGTTTCTTCGATCATTTTTGCGTCTGTATCTCTGATGCCAAAGAGGATTGCGTGGTAATGCGGTCGGCCGTTCTTCTCGCCGTACTCCCCACATCCGAAGAACCGAACAGTCCCAGTTGGGACGTGTCGTCGGATTCGTTTGAGGAACAGCTGCAAGTCTCTTTTGTTGAGTGTTGGCGGGCAGTATTTTTCTTCATAGGTCAGCGTGGTGAATGCTGCGGTGTCGTGCTGTTGGAGTTCGAGGTGGCACCGTAGTGCCCACTCTTTTCCTTTAGCGGTTTGGCAACCGAGGCACTTCCCGCAAGGGAGGGCTGCGGGTTCCTCCCCGAGTTTTGCTCCTCCCAGTCGGGTTTTTCCATTTGGCGCGACGTGCGCTTGCATCGGGAATGCGCATGCCATTTCTAGAGGCGAATGCCGCCCCTCAGGGGTGCCTGGACGTTGAGGCGATGGGTCTTCCCTGAGCGCTTGTTGAAGCTCTTTCGGCTCTTGCCGTGGTTGACTTCCTTCCGCTTGTTCATTCGTGGCTCCTTGGCCCCTCTGGGGCCGTTTATGGGGGTCTACGGTTCGGGTTCTTCGCCCGATTCGGTGGTCGCCGTAGGCGGCCTGCACATATCTTACTCTTGATAGTATATGTGTTGAGTGACACGTTTTGCGCTAGCGTGGGTCACTCTTTCGGCTTGTATTCGGCGTCGATCTTATCGATGCGGGATTGCCGTTCCAGCGCCTTGGCCTCTATCATTTTGGCCTCGAAGGCGCTCTTTTTTGCGGCTGTGTCCGCTGCGTCTTGGTGTTGCGTGTGGACTGCCGCCAAGTCTCTCTGGTACTCACCTGTTTCCGTGCCGTTGAGCACGGCTTTCCAGTTTGGGTATTTGTCCTTGAGTTCCTGCGGGACTTTGAAGTCGGCGCTTTTTGCGGCCGCGAGCGCGCTCAGGGCGGATTGTAGGTCGAGTTGTTCGTCGACGGTGCTTCCGTAGGTCATTTCCCGTTGTCCTTGGTTTACGCCATATCGTGCGAGGAGCGTATTTATGTCTGATTCGTCTTTGAATTCTTGGCGCGTGAGCGTCTCGGGTCCGGTGTCTGTGCCGGACTCTAAGGCGGCTGAGTCGCCTTTCCCGTCCGATTGCGTGCGTTG